CATTATAATTGGCAAGCAACAATTCTTCTTCATCATCTTTCTTTTCTTCTTCCTTTTTATAATTTTCTTCGTTTGTTTGCGTTTGAACTTCAACTCTATCGATGACTTCCTTAATGACTTCTTCTTCTTCTTCTTCTTCTTCTTTCAAGAGTTCTTCTTCATTAATGACTTGAATAAGTTGTTTTATACTTAGCACAATACTTAATGCTGTGCTATAAATAATAAGGAAACACATAATAACAGAAGTTATGTTAATTTTTCCATAATCAGAGTTAAACACATTAAGATTTTCGCGAACACATGTTTGGAGTTCCATAATGCACTATTATAATTAGTTTGTTAAGAGTGGAAAAAACAATCAATTTTTTTTTACCTGTTATTTACAATCAAGACTACTAATTATATTAATATAATTGAAAAATATATATTATTAATATATAAAATGCGGAAAATGAAAACATTTAGGAGAAAAAAGTCTAAAAAACGCAGTACTTTAAAACATTATGCACTGCTAAATAAAGCCGGTACAATAAATAGAATTAGTAGGATCCGTGAATTTTTAGATGACAGGATTGGTTCAGATTTAACACCATCTATTTTAAGATCGCATGCAGCAACAAGAATAGCCCGTTCCTATACCAGAACTAGAAGTAGTTATGCAAAATCTATAATACCATTTTTACATTATTTAATGGCTTTTTATAGCCACCTTGATCGACCTGTTACTAATGCCGCTTTTGTAAAAAATATTAAGACTAAGTTATTAAATTCTATGCCCGACGGAACGAGACTTGAAAGATTTTTAAATAGTCCTAATCTTAGTATTAAGTTAGAACAATTACGAGTCAAATTAAATGAACCCCATCCTAATAAAATAATTCTTCCATCGGGCGAATATGTTGCTACAGGTACCTTAACTCCTCAATTTTCAGAATTAATTCTTCTTGTTCTTGATATTAAAACTATAATAGAACAAGAATTATCACGTCACATAACTATTCCTCCCTATAATAAACTATAAAGATTTACATATTATTACATTATTATTATTATAATAATGTAAGAAAAAACAATAGAAATCAACCAATCAACCAATCAAATAATCAACTAATCAACCACTTTTTCTAAGTATTCAACAGCTTTTAGAATTATTTTTTCTTCATCATTAATTTTCTGAAATAGTATATTTTCATTAAAATATAATGTAATAAAGCTAGCATTGAAACCTTTTAATACTAATACTATACCTTTAGCACCAATTTTTATATCACATAAAATGGATCCGTTTGTTATTTTTATTGGATCCAAGCGTTTCAAATTTATCCATCGTATGTTTCGCCCATATTTTAAATCGCTTATATTATCTATATACATATAACCATTTAATTTTTTATGAAAACTTTTCAAGTCATCTCTCTTAAGTCCGAGTTCTTGCAAAATTTCATTTTTTTTATTTTTGATATCTTGAATATTTGTATTAATAATATTTAAATTATCATCATTTTCAAGAGCTTGTTGTAGCAATTGAATATTCATAGCTTATTAAATAAAACATACATTTTATTTTTTAATATGTTTTAATAACTATTTTTCAACTTAAAGAAAAAAACATAAAACAAAAACATAAAACAAAAACATAAAACAAAACAACTATAAATTTAATCATCATTATATAGTAAAGCGTAAGCTTTATCAAATTCTTCTTCACTAATATGTTGCTGCATCCTAAGAATATGATTTTTATCATATAAGTAGCTGTCTTCACTTCCTGATTCAACGTCCATATCTAATATATATTTTACACAAAACTCTGCATTTAAATCTTGAGTACAAAGCACCACTTTTTTATTTAAAAAATATAATACTATAAAAAACAAGTCAAAAAGAATGATAAAAAAGCATACAAAAAAGCATACAAAAAAGCATACAAAAAAACATACAAAAAAGCATACAAAAAAACATACAAAAAAGCATACAAAAAAGCATACAAAAAAGCATACAAAAAAGTATACAAAATACTAAACACATTTAAATTGCGCATTACGCGTTTTATTTTTAGGACATTTAGCATTACAACGTTTTGTAATATGATTATAATCTTTATTCTTAGATTCACATAATCTACGTTTACTAATCGAAGAGCCGGAGCTAGGTTTTTTATGAGTACCTCGTAAATTCATTTTAACACATCTAAAACTCTTGTTTCTAATAAATCCGGGCTTACATTCAGCGACACACCTGTTTGTATCAGAGTTTAATACTGGCTTATGTGGGGGGCAAACTTTCGCAAGGTCGACTTTAATCTCTTTTTTCTTTATTTTTTCAATAACTTCTTTAACTTCAACAGACGGTTCTTCACTTGTCTTTGAATAATAGTTATATTTTTTTAATAAACTTATGTAATTTTCTTTAAGTTCCGCAATATTAATATTTCGTTTTTTAACATCATTATGATAATAATAATATAACAATAGTCCAAACTCTTTAAAAAATTCGGGGTTAATAGTTCCTGGCTTTTTATAGATTTTGGTAAAAAATAACTTATCAGGCTTTTTAAAACGCAAATAATCGGCCAATTTAGATAATGCTAATGATAAACAATATATGTCAAATGATTTAGTCACATAGCTAGTAAATTCACTATGTGTTTTAAAGTGGTTTTTAATAGCCATACATTTAGGTCTATTAGAATTAAACGCCGCCTTATTAGAACAACTATTTTCAGAAGCATAATAACTGTGACTTACGCCTAATGATTGAATATTATTATTACATTTTCTAATAAAATTTTTGAAGTTTGTCATTTGTCCAAAATCTATGTATTTTGCTTTTCCATTATTAACATTATATACCATATTTAGCATTTTTATATCTCTATGAATAATTTTATTAGATTGAAAAAATAATAGTCCATCAAATAATCCTAGTAATGAGGTTAAAAATACTTTTTTAGCATTTAATGTTTCTAATGGATATACTTCTTTAATATAGTCAAGTATATTAATACCTCCATCTTCTAATAACAACATTAGCAAGTCATTTTTGTTCTTAGCAAATGTGTTTTTAACAATTTGTGTTTTACAATTTTTAACACTATTATTAAATCGATTATCCATTAACGGCTTACATAAATGTGGACTACTAATCGCGTATTTATCTAGGCCAATTATATTATTTATTGAACTATATTCGCTTTCTTCATTAATAGCATCATCTTTATGCATTATTTTAGATATTTTATTGTTATAGTCTTTTTTAGTTAATACACCAGAGTCATCACATAAAAGTGGGGGTTTTAATACACACCCAAACGTGCCTTCGCCTACAACTTTAGATGTCATTATATATTAGTAAATATTAATATTTTTCATAATTATAAAATTAGTTATATTTAGTTATATATAATACTAAATGAAAATAACATTCAAAAACAACAATATATATTATTATCATTATAAAATAATTCGTGGAGAATTATGTTGGGTTTTACTTCCTAGTGTGTTAGTGTTAATATATTATTACAATTCTTATATTAAATATGTAAGTTTAATTTTCTTATTAATTGGAATAGTTGGATTAATTGATAGTTATTATAAAATAATACAGGAAAAATTAGTGTTTATTTTTATTATTAATATATTTATACATTTAGTTGGTTTTTATCCATTACTAAATGTTACAAAATACTTTGAATACAATAATATTATATATTATTTTGGTTTATTAGCATTAGCAATAACATATTTTTTACCATATTGGCCTTATAATGTATCGCGAAAGTTAGTAGGTAGTTTAATTATATTATTATATTCAAGCTATACGTTATATCACATATATAACAATTATTTAAACAAATAGTTTAAAAATTTAAAGTTAATTTGTTTAGTTATGTTATAGCAAATGTTTTTTCATTCTACTCATTTAGATGAAATGAGTATGGGCTATTTTGAACATATGTATATTTCTTTATATTATGCTTTCATATTATTATTATCTTGTATTAAAGCATTTATACATGCATTTATTCCAGATATATATGTAACATCCACATCAGAGTGTATTGTTGAAATAAATAAAGAGCTAACAAGACATAAAAAAAGTAACATTGAAAACCACCAAAACTATGAACCTTATCAAAATTGTAATAATTAATATAAAATTGAAGTAATTGTTTCAACTGAAACAATTATAAAAAAGATGCTTAAAGAAGAAGAAATTGCAAATATGAATAGTGCAATTAAAACTATTGTTATGAATGATGCCAATATTATAAAATATTTAGATTTATATAATTATCCTATTAAGAGTTATGAAACTATGAATGAATATATTTTAGACAATTATAATTATGAATTATTTGGGAAAAACTTGCATTGGAGTCAACTTGAAACTGTAGGATCTAGAAACATTCAATATTTCATACCACATATTATAATTATATCACATAATTATAATAATTATTATGAAGTAATAAATTGGATTCAAAAACAAGAATATTATAAATTAATAAGTTTATATGCACTAAGTATATCTTACGAAATTATAAGAGAACATATTAATACAATCAAAATTATTTGGTTTGAACACGATAATATGGGCGATTAATCAACATAACTTAACTTTTAATTAAGTCTACTTATCAAGAAATACACAAAAATGTAGTTATATATGTTAGAAGCCAATATAAAAAATTCTTGTTTAGCATAATATATAATTATTTTATAAATAATTATATACTAATATTATATAAAATGAATACTAATATTTGGGCTGGTGACGCCCCAAGAGCAATAAGTAGTGGATTTGATATAGTCTACATAAGAGATAGAATAATGGAAGACGATAAAATAATAAACCCTATAAAAAGCTCAACAGACTACACTAATAATATAGAGACTTATAATACGTCTAGAGATGCCTTTCTAAAAGAATTAATAAACGGCAACCATATTTTACAAACATATGAACATGCAAGACGGGCTTATGAAAACGCAAGTAGAGATTTATTTAGAAATGAAAGAAAACTTATAGATTTAAGAGAGCAATATCGCCTCATTTTTAGGAAAACGGGTGCCGATAAGACAGGAGCAGTAGAACGTACAATAGAGATAGATAAACAAGCAAGAGCAAATTGGATAGAAACAGAAAAAAAAAGACTATTTCCACAAACACAACAAACACCAGAAGGAACAGAAGGAACAGAAGGAACAGAAGGAACAGAAGCAAAAGAACCAGGAAAACCAGAAGGAACCGGCGGTTCAAGAATAAGAAGAACCAGACGAATCAAAAGAACCAATAAAAGCAAAAGAAGCAAAAGAACAAGAAGATAACAAAAAAGTTATCACAATATACAAGATTTGCAATATAATAGATTTTGAACCTAATTGCCTATTTTTATTAAAAAAAATTCTTGTTTAGCATTATATAATTATTTTATAAATAATTATATATCAATATTTTATAATATGGATCGACCGACGCTCGACGACGCGTACGACGTGATATGGGGGGAAATGAAAGATAATATAAATAATGGATTTTCTGCTATCATAATAGCAGATAAAATAATGAATAACACTGAAATAAAAAAATTACCTAGTTACGCCAATATATTAGCACTATATAAAAAACATAGAGATCCATATAAAAATGCATTACAAACAGGAGAAGATTTTTTGAAAGATTATAAAGAAGCGATGCATAACTTGTCCACATGGCCGGCAGCTGAAATGAATCCTACAAAAATGGCATTCGACAAGGTGTTAAAATCCCTTTTGAAAATATTCCCAGAATTAAGCAAAGAACTACATAAAAATGCAAGAAAAGCATTAGCAAGAGAATCAGCATCAAGAGAAAGAACGAAATCAACCACCCCAACACAAGGAACAGAAGAAACAGTAGGAACAGAAGAAACAGTAGGAACAGAAGAACTAGTAAAAGAACTAATAGGAGAAGGATCTGGTGGTTCAAGAACCAGAAGAACCAGAAGAAGCAGAAGAACCAGAAGAACCAGAAGAAGCAGAAGAAGCAGAAGAAGCAGAAGAAGCTAAATATTAAAAAAGTTATCACAATATACAACACTTGTAATGTATTAGATTTTAAATCTAATTGCCTATTTTTTTATTACAAAATAGTTATATTTTATTATAAAATAGTTATATTATATAATAGTATAGTATATTATATAATGGATGGGTCTATTACAGAATATGACAAATTATTAACAAGTGTCGAAACTATAATGAATAAATTATCTTATAATGTAGAAATAACACATCTCGATCGTGAAGAACCCACTGTTATATTTATTATGTATAAAGAATATAGATATAATCGTATTGGGTTATTAGTTATTAGAATTAGAGAAGATATGTTAAAAACAGGTAGAGTAACAAGAAATACACAAGAACAACTCCATAATACTTTTTATATATCTGATATTAGTGTTGACGAACGTTATCAAGGCAAAGGAGTGGGCTCATTATTATTGATTTATGGAATGTGTTATTTGAAAATAAACAATCCTAATATTGTATATGTTACTCTAGATGATGGTAGTAAACATCGTAAGCGTATTAAAGGCAATATATATGGTAGTCTAGGATTTGTTACTGAAAGTCACACTTCAATACGTAACAGTGATTCAAATCTAGCAGATGAAGAAGATTTAAAAAAATTAGTAAATATTGAATCCAATTTTATAACAAGAGCTAAGGCAAAAATTAGTAAGATTATGAGAAATGCAGGAATAAAATCACAAAAAACAAAAAACAAAAAACAAAAAACAAAAAACAAAAAACAAAAAACAAAAAACAAAAAACAAAAAACCAACTAGTTATTATTAATTAGTAATTATTTAATAATAATTTATAGTATTAATTATATAAATGAATGACCCTAATAATTTTTATAATATAACATTTAATAATTATGATAAAAACAACGCAATAAATAACGAACTATTTAATAGACACTTTCCGTCAAACAATTTAACAATGAATTTTTCATGTAGACCAGTAAATACCAAATACACACTCATGCCAACAGTTCATAATGTTATAAAATCAGTTGAACCAATTAAAAATTATAATGTGTTTGATTCAAATAAGACATTTTTTCCAGGTACACGAAATCCCCATTTTTGTGGATTTGCGTCAAATGTAGATACAGAATCCACATTGCGCAGCCAATTTTTTGCTTTACAAAAAGCAGATCAAGCGCGTTATATTCCAAGCACTAATAGTGATTTATACGAAAATAATATAGAACAATTGCCACAAAAAGTTAATTTAGCTGCTACTTTATTATTTAATGAAACAAAATTTGACGATTTTAATCCAAATTTATCAAATTTAATTGGACATGAGTTATTTTATAACTCAACACGAGTTCAATTAAAAGATTTAAAATAAAAATTATAATATATAACTATGATTTCTAAAATAAGAGAGATTAAGGATACCAACGAAGCAAAACCATTAAAGAAAAAAAAAGAAAGACAATTAAAAAAACCCAATACAAAAGAATTAAATAGCATAACATTAGATTTAGAAAATAACACAACTCAAATAGAATTACCTGTAAATGTTATACATGAACCATTAAAGCAAGAAAATGTGCAACTAAATTGCAATATAGAGATTAAAAAAGAAAAAGAGCCATTAAACAACATTGATTTATTATATTTAACAAATCAACATAGATTCTTTAAACATAATAAAATAGATAGTTTATTAAATAACAATTATTTATTAAAAACAATATATAATAATTTAGACGAAAATTTAAATTGTTTTAAAGATGAAATTATAAACACTAGTAATTTAAATTTAAAGGAATTACTAGAAAATAATGGTTACAGTGAAGGCAAAGAAAAATATAAATTGTATTATTTATTATTTGTACTAAATTTAATAGTACATTTAAAAGAAAAAAGAATTCAAAATTTAATATGTGAAGACTTAAAAGAGTATTCAAACAACTATAAAACAACGAACCAAAATGAAAATGAAAATGAAAATGAAAAAAACCATGAAAATAGTTTTAATATAATAAATGAAACAGTTAAATTTATGTCATCTAGTAGTTCGGATTCAAAAAAATTAACTAACATAGATTTAATGGTTACTAAAAAATCAAATAACAGTAATAAAAAAATACTTCCGCAAAAGTGGGAATAAATTATTTTATAACTATATATTATTTATATAGTTATTATGGATTTAAGAACCTTTTTATATAATAAAAAACCAAATAAACAACCAAACAAACAACCAAATAAACAACCAAGTAAACAACATAACTTTAAACAAACACAAAAAAAAGCGAGATATAGTAAAGGAGGGCAAAATAAACAAACAACAAATAAGTTTAAAAGACTAAAATGTGCACCACAACAAAATAATTCACATGACCCAGAATTAAAAGAGTTTACATGTTATTCTAGAAGTAATTTACAAACATTTAAAGAGCTATGGAATAGTAATAGTGATGAAAAGATTTATACAAACAATAGTAAAGAAATATGGCAATTTTTTAAGAATAGGTTAAACAAAGAATGTTATAATGAATTATGTTGGTTGAAAAAAAGCAAATTATCCAAAATTAATAATAGTGAATTATTAATTAAAGAAATATTTAAACCATTTTCGCCAAAAACATGGATAACAAATCCCTCTACATGGCTTTCTAGTGTTGATATAACAAAAATAATGAGTCAATATGAAAAATCACATACCAATTTTAAGTTTATTGGTCCTAGTCCAATTGATTTTGATTCTAAAGAATTATTTTCAACATGTGTATGGGAACAATTATGTAATTTTAATTTAAAAGAATACATTCAAAAAAAGATAACCAAAATAGGGATAATTTTTAATACTGATACACACGATAAACCCGGCAAACATTGGATAGCACTATTTATAGACTTAGATAAAAAGTTTATATTTTATTTTGATAGTAATGGAACAAAAATGCCAAAGCAAATAAAAGTATTAATTAATAGAGTAGAGCAACAAGCACAACACGAAAATATAATATTAACAGTAGATGACAATGAAGGTTTTACTCATCAATATAATGATGGCCAATGTGGTATGTATGCTCTCTATTTTGTAATAGAATTATTAAAAGAAAATAAAACATACAATTATTTTAAAACAAAACGAATTAAAGACGCTACAATGAAAAAATATAGGACTATCTATTTTAATCAGGCAAATCATGAACTATATGACACAAAAGAGTAGATTACATTAGAATTTAAATAATTATTTATTTTTTTAAAATATATAATTATTAGTCATAGTATACAATATTTTATTTATTTATTTGCATGATAACAAGTTTCTTATATCCTTGCTATATAAACTTTAATACTAATAGTAATCTTTTAACAGTTATAAGTGTACTAAGATTTATGTGAGTGTGTATGTGAGTGTCTTCTTGAGCTGCTGGAAGAAACTGATTCTGGAGCTAAGGGGGGGGTATGTGAGTGTGTATGTGAGTGTCTTCTTAAGCTGCTGGAAGAAACTGATTCTGGAGCTAATAAGTGTTTAGGAGAAGTGCGATCTCGGTAATCCTCCTTACGCCATGTTTCATACGGTTTCAAACCGGGTATGTGCCAATATTTACCACCAGGTAGCCAAGGTGCTAAAGACTTTACAGTAATGTTGTGGGCCTTAACTTCGGTAAATATGTGTTTTAAAAAATCTTCCTGTTTCATATTAAAATTATGTAACCATACTTTGTCTGCATTAGGAACGAGTACATTTTGTCCCCAAAAATCAACTTCCGTATCTGATGGAATTCGTTGAAAATCTTTATAAAAAAAACCGGCTAATAAATATTGCCAACTTGTTTTGCTCGCCATCACCGCCGCTGCTAAATAAGTCCAATCTGGTCGCTCGCTCATCACATATCCATATTTTGTTTCTCTATACATCAGTCTATCAGAAAATTCTTGTTCTGTTAACGAGGTATCCTCTATATCCTTTAAAATATTCTTAATAGCATCTTCAACTCTGAGTTTCATACCTTTATCATATGGAAAACTAATACCCATAAAATATGGCAATATAGTAGCAAAACTTTCCGTGACCCATCTGGATATTGCATTTGGATATCTTTCACCCATGCCATAAATTTCTTCGGCCCCAAATCGTTGTTCCGTTGAATATCCTGGAAGTGTTGTAGGAGATATACACTGAAATTGGAAAACATGCGTATATTCATGAGCCATATATGCAAATATATGTGCTAGAATGTATTCTCGTTTATCTTGAGCTGGCCACTTCTTAAAATCAGGACCCGTGATAAAATCATACTCTAAACCAGCAATATCAATATTCATAAAAAAACGCTTTTTACCAGCCGTTGTTTCATAATTTGAACAAAGACCAGTACATTCTTCAACTAGAAGAAAAGGACTTTTTTCACCATTTAAGCCTATTTTCCAATCATTATTCATTTGTTTATGTGTTGAATCACTTATCCTACGTGATACCTCAGAATATGGACTAAATTGATATTCTTCCCCATTAAAAAACACAGATATAAAGCTAAATGTTGAAATAGATGCGTTTATACCATAATTATTCCATTCAGCCTGGGTTAACTCAATTTTTAGGTCTTTTGTCCCAGATGATAACTTTTTAAATAAGAAAGCTTCAAATTTCGGATTATTTATTTTAAATTTAGGAAGTTCACTTTGTTTCGTTTTTATTGCCCATATTAGATGATTAGCCACTGGTGTTGATGCTACAACATGAGTTTCATATTTGCCTAAATATTCTCCTAAATATTCATAGCCTATAGGGATTTCTTTTAGTATTACAGACCAATCAACGTCTACATCAGGTAATTCGCCCTCAAGTGGTAAATCTATAAGTTCGGGCGACCTATTAGGTGATAAGCTATTTTCTGCATGTTCTTTCTGCTCTGGAAGTGGGTTAGGATTTAATTGATCAGATTCAACTGGTGAATATCCATGGGCTATAATACCGGTACCAAGTGGATTTAATGTAAAATTATTACGCAAGTCGTACTGTTTAATATCCGAATTGGTGGGTATAGGTTCACTAATATTACGCAAGTCTTTAATATCCGGATTGGTGGGTGTATATATTTGAGGAAAACGACGCCGCGAGTGTTGCGATGGGTGTGGGGATGGTGATGGTGATGGTGATGGTGGTGGCACACACGCCGGAACTGGGGGCGGGTGTAAAGAGGGGTTGGAAGGGGGCGAGTAAGGCGAGAAGCGAGGACGGGACACGGCAGGTTGGCTGAGAGGACGGGGTGAGGTTGTGAGTGGAGGGAAGGATGGAGATGGGGGCGAGTAAGGTGGGAAGAGACGACGGGACACGGCAGGTGGTGGGGTGCGACGACTGGACACGGCGGGTTGGTTGAGAGGACGGGGTGAGGTTGTGAGTGGAGGGAAGGATGGAGATGGGGGCGAGTAAGGCGGGAAGAGAAGACGGGGCACGGCAGGTGGGGTGGGACGACGGGACACGGCAGGTTGGCTGAGAGGACGGGGCGGGGGTGGGAGTGGGGATGGGAGTGGGGGTGGGGATTGGCGGAAGTCATGAAATATGGGGGTAGCCGCACTGGCAGAGGCCGGTGGGTTGGCGGGGTTGGAATTATAAAGGGCGGTGCCGAAGGCAGCCGCGGCAGCAGCAGCAGCAGCGAGAGCGCCTCTGCCTATGCCACCAACAAATCTTTTATTATTATATGACTTTTTATATGATTTATATCTAAATACTTTATTAATTTTTTTTTTGTCTTATTTTTTTTTTGTCTT